ACATTATTCTTCTACTAAAGCATCCGACATTTACTGGTGGGATGAAAGAACAGGAGGTAATAAGATTATCTTCACAACATATCATTCACTTCATAGAATAAGAAATAGTAATATTGCTGTAGAGACCATTTACTTTGATGAGGCACACAATAGTGTTAATAGAAACTTTTACCCTGCTGTGGAATATTATGCAACTATGGGCTCTGACAGGTGCTATTTCTTTACTGCTACTCCTAAGCATAGCACTACTCCTTTCAAGGCAGGAATGAATTGGGGTGAGGTATATGGTAATATTCTTATTAATGTACCAGCACCTAAGTTAGTAGATCAGGGTTATATACTACCACCTAAAGTTCATGTATATAAGAGTCGTTTGTTGAAAAAGAATCAGATTCATCCTCATTTAGAATCAAGACAGATGATTGATGCTATTGATAAATTAGAGGTTGATAAGGTTCTTATCTGTGCTAAATCCACCAAACAAATAACTGGTCTTTTATATGGATCTAAGTTTCAGCATCAACTTAGAGATCGTGGTTATTCTTGGATGACCATCACATCAAAGACTGGTGCTATTATTGATGGTGAGAAGGTGGGTAGAGATAAGTTCTTTGAGGTTCTTAATGCTTGGGGTAAGGATGATGAGAAGAAGTTTGTAGTATTACATCACAGTATATTGGCAGAAGGTATTAATGTAAAGGGATTAGAGGCAGCGTTGTTTATGCGTAATATGGATTACATTACTATCTCTCAAACGATTGGTAGAGTAATTCGTTTAGGTAATGCTAAGAAAACTCATGGCAAAGTATGTGTTCCTGTGTATAATAATGTAGGAATCTCTACTGCCAGAAGAGTTGAAGCAGTTGTAGATACTGTATTCAATCAAGGTCAACCCGCTATTTCTACTATTACACGATGAGGGACACTATTCTATTTGGAGATTGTAGAGATACACTCAAAGAGTTTGATGAGAAGGCAAGGATGTGTGTTACATCTCCACCATACTACGGTCTGAGAGATTATGGTGGAGAAAATTCACAGATAGGACAGGAACAGTCACCAGAAGAGTTTGTTGATGAATTAGTTAAAGTATTCAGAGAGGTTCGCAATGTGCTTACAGATGATGGTACACTATGGTTAAACATTGGTGATTCATATTATAATTACAGGAAGGATGGATGTATACCTAAACAAACATTTGCAAATAATAGACAAGATTTACCTGAAACTACACCAAGAAGGAGTAATAAACTTGTAGGATATAAAGATAAAGATTTGATTGGTATTCCTTGGATGTTAGCATTTGCATTAAGAGCAGATGGATGGTATTTGAGACAGGATATTATATGGCATAAACCAAATCCAATGCCAGAGAGTGTGAGAGATAGGTGTACAAAATCACATGAATATATTTTTTTGTTTAGTAAGAGTAAGAACTATTATTTTGATGTTGATGCTATTAAAGAACCAACTGTAGATGGTAAAGGATTAAAACGTAAGAAAAGTGTATGGAATGTTAAAATAAAACCATACAAGGGAGCGCACTTTGCAACATATCCATCCGATCTGATTGAACCCTGTATCAAAGCAGGAAGCGAGGAAGGAGATATTGTGTTAGATCCATTTATGGGGTCGGGAACAACTGCTATGGTGGCAAAATCGCTAGGTAGAGACTATATTGGATGTGAGTTGCATGAAGATTATGGTAACTTAATTCAGAAGAGAGTATCAGAGCATCATAGACCAGTTATGGAAGTGACACAGTCTCCTTTACTTGATGCCATAAATCAGTTATAATAAGTTCATTAAGAGGAAAACTAATGCAAGTCAAGGTTAAACTCCAGATTAACGGACACATCTTTACTGAGTCTGTTGCTACTGATGATGTTTTTGTGGCAGAGGATATTGCACTTGCAAGAAATCCTGGTGCTCAAATTATTAGTTCAAATTTAAGTAATGGATGGTGGTAAATGGTATTAGAGTATATTCAAGATACTTATGATTGGAGATCTTTAGCATTAGCATATCTTAAGCAAGATGCCTATAAGAAGGGTGATTATACCCTTTCTTCTGGTCGTAAGAGTGAGCATTATGTTAATTGCAAACCTGTAACTCTATCTGGTCAAGGACTTGGACCTTGTCTTGCTCTAATGTTAGAGCATATTGACCTTGATGTTCAAGCAGTTGGTGGTCTTACATTGGGTGCAGATCCTTTAGTTGTTGGTTTATCTCAAATAATATGGGGTGGATCAGGTGGTAAAATTCGTGTGGATGGTTTAATTGTTCGCAAGAAACCAAAGGGTTATGGTGCTAATGCTTGGATTGAAGGCAAACTACCAATGAGAGGTGCAAAAGTAGTTGTTCTTGAGGATGTAACTACCACAGGTGGATCTGCTCTTATAGCAGTAGAGAAACTTCGTGATGCTGGTTATGTTGTAGAGAAGATCATTACTATTGTTGATCGACAGGTGGATGGTGAGGCAGATGCCAAGATGAAAGAAGCAAATATAGAACTTATAAGTTTATTCACATTACAGGAAATTATTGATTATGAGATTGACACAGAAGGTGATAGATCAGATTCAACTGGCGATGACTCACAAGAAGATGAACGGTGAAACCAACTGGAAAGATGGTGATGAGATTGAAGTTCAACTTGCTGGTACATACGCAGCAGATAAGTTTATAGTTATTAAAAACGTATCTAAGAATCCTGTTGTATCTTCTGCACCTCATCCTGGTTATGATTATGAGAATGATGTATGGTTAGAGGGTAGATTTAAGGGGATGAAAAATGAGTAGATGGCATAAGAATCCAGAGGATGATGATTACATCCCTTCTGGCCCTGAATACTATAAGAAGGGAAGTTTCCATAATAAATTGGGAATGTGGTTAATGTGGATTTTCTTCGGTATTGTTATAGTACAAGTAGGTCACGCATTTACAGTAATACCATTTTTCCCTATTACTGCTACAATCCTATTAGGATTAACTTTCATTTATTATGTTGCTTGGAGGGCAAGTTAAATGGGAAGTAGAACACCCTCAGACTATCGTAAGTTTTATACATGCCCTAACAAAGGCATATTAACACCTAAAGGTGGACAACCTGAAGGGTATGTTAATAAAGATGGAACTTGGGCAGCAGTTCCACTTATGGGAAGTAATACTCAGTTGTGTATTATCCATAATGGTGAACATATGCACACAGCAAGGAACTATAAAGATGCTATGTCATACATAAAGAAACAAATTTCTATTGAGAAGAAACTCAAAAAGAAAGGATCGTTGGAGAAGTTTTTATGAATGAACAAGAAAGGTGGGATTGTGGCAGAACTTTACTGTTAGAATCATTATTAAAACCCGATGATAAACTAAGAGGATGTGCCTTTAATCAAGGATGCAAGGATGAATTACTTGCTATCAGAGATGAGGTAGTTGAAATGGTTAGAGAACTAGAGAATCCTCATAAACCACCATTAGCCTTTGGTGCTAAGAATGATTTTGTGACACCTGTGAATGAACAGGGTATAAGTCAAACTGTAGTGAGTGGGGCATTAAAAGATTACTATCATAGTTTAGGTATCAGTAATGAGTGAAAGACTTAGAAAAGAAATTAATGAGATCATAGAAGCAGACATTCAGATTGCTCTTAATGATTACATAGAAAAAGAAGGTGGTGGTGAAAAGGGTCAGAAACTTACTGCTAAAGTATCTCAAGCTGAAGTAGATAAGATCATTAAAGAATATAAAAAGATCAAAAGGAGAGAGAATTCTCCTTTAGGTGTAGTGAAAAAGATGGATTTACTTGATAAGAATGGGAATCCATTATGACTGAAAAGATTGATACTCAAGGGATGAGTGGTCCTGCCATTCCTGGTGGTAAGGATAACATTTATCCTCATGATGCTGATGGAAATCCTATCTATCCATCTATGATAATCTATCCTCGTAGGTTACATACACCAGAGATGGTTAAGGAGTTGAAGATACTTATTAATGAAGTATTGGATGAGAGAGATGGTAAGAGAGGTAAATCATACTTTGATAGTGATAAGTTTAAGCATCGCCTTAATGAACCCGAACCACCTTACGAAAAATGGGAATGATTAGAAACTGGATCAAAGGAATTGTTAAAGAAGCACTTGCCGAGTGGGAACAAGAAGTAGAGTATCTTGGACGTACAGGATACAAATGGGATGCTGAGAATAAGAAGTGGGAACCTACTGAGACACAACCATACCGATTGGATGAGTTACAAGAATGAGTCAAACTCACAATTATACAAACCCATCTGAGCGATTAGATACTGCTTATGTTGAGGCACAAGTTACCAAAGGTGAGAAGTATTATGATGAGCAAGGATGGGAAATTGCCCCACCCATCAGTGATAGGGAGTGTATCTATCGTTGTTTAGAAAATTGTGAGTTGCTTGCTGGACTTGATAAGAAACAAGTCCAGAGATTGATGAAGGACTTTGAGACTAAGAAAACAAAATTAGAAAGAAACGAGGAGTATCCAGCACTATGAGACTAGGAGTTATGTGTTCTGGTAACGGAACGAACTTTCAAAACATATTAACAAACCCTTTATGTAATACACATGAAGTTGTATTAATGATACACAATACTAAACAATGTGGTGCTAAAAAGAGGGCAGCAAAATTTGGAATACCACATGTAAGAGTTGCACATAAGGATGAAGATCAAATGATAAAACTTTTTGAGGCATATCGTGTTGATCTTATTATACTAGCAGGTTATATGAGAATTATCAAAAATCCCGCTGCTTTCCCTTGTCCTATCATTAATGTTCATCCATCACTACTACCAAAGTATAAGGGATTAAATGTAGTTGAGAGAGCAATGGAGGCAGGTGAGACTGTTACTGGATGTACTGTTCATTATGTTAATGAAGAATTGGATGCTGGTCAGATAATAATGCAAGGAGAGGTTCCTATATTACCTGATGATGATGTAGAATCATTAACAAAAGCTATACAACGTAAAGAGTATGCTATACTACCGTTAGCTATTGATTCATTAGGAGGGAAACTAGTATGCCATTAAGTACAAAATATCGAAATAAGATTATAGACATTTGTTGTCGTATAATATCAACTGATGGTAAGGTTGAACTTGATGAAAGAATATGGATGAACAAGTTATGTGAGAAGAATAATCATGCTAAGGAGTTGGCAGGTGCTATGCTTTGTCCAGACTTTTATGACCCAGATGGGATAGATCCTATGTTTACATAAGTTCTTCTAATAGGCATAAATTTTTATTAAGAACTGTTGTTAAACTAACACATCTATGCTATAAATAGTAGGGAGAATTAGAGGTAACAAGATGACCTGAAACTCCTTTATTATTGGGTTAATTTATTGTTTACGGAGTTTTTTATGCACAACTTAATATCACACAATCAACTGTCATCCGAACCTATAGATGACCATGATGATTTAATAGCAGAGTACTACGAGTGCTTAATCGACTGCGAAGACACAGCATCAAGTTGTAAACGAATCTGCAAGGAGGTTTTAGTTTAGTTTTCAAGTAAACATTTGTATTCTAAGCATATGCTAACACACTCACATCCACCTTAAATACTATTATTCTAAAAATTAAATATTAAGATAACCTAACCCTTGACATATAATGTCAGGGGTTTTATAATGTCAATATGAAAGATATAGAAATTATTGACGATTATTTGGAACCCGAAGAGTATAAGGTAATTAGATCTTATCTTATGGGTGATACTGATCGTGGAAATATAAAAGATTCATTCTTATGGCAATGGCAAGTGGAACCTTGTGATGGTCACTTTCAGTTCTGTCATTTATTATATTCAAATCATTTGGTGCATAGTCAGTATTTTGAAGTGGTTAGACCTATTATCAATAGGGAAGAGATGGTATCAATTGCTAGAATTAGAGCAAATCTTCTTACTCGTACCGAAGATGTTAATGTTTATGATGAATGTTTTCATCAAGACTTTTCTCCAGAATCTTCAAAGATTATGAATACTGGTATATACTATATTAATACCAATAATGGTTATACTTTATTTGAAAATGGAACCAAAGTGGAAAGTGTTGCAAATAGATTTCTTAGATTTCCAGGTAATTTCAGACATACTGGAACATCCTGTAGTGATGAGGATAGAAGAGTCCTAATTAATTTTAATTATTATGTTTAGTTGTATTTTATTGAGGATTATAGTATAATGTATGAACAAGCAACAGCAGAAATGAACAATCCATTAAGTCCTGTCAAAATGGTGAGAGAGACTTATTCTAAATGGTTACAGAGGCATGTAACTGAGGTTCAAGTGCAGTTTGATGAGGAAGAACCTGCATGGATACCTTACGATACTTTACTAGCAATGATGAGGAGGGTTGAAAATGGAGCATAAATCGAGAGATCCATTTGCAGTATATGGTGGAAATTGGTTTCACTTTAAGAATATGTGGGTAATAGTTAATAAAGATACTGACTCACCATTTACTCATCCATTTGATGTTAATGAATTTACCGAATATTCGGATTATAGAGCAAATACACCAGAGCAGTGGTTACACGGTTTCAATATTAGATTTACTGGTACAGATGATAAACCACTTCCTATATTTGGTGATCCTAATTTAGTCTTTACTAGAACTAATCTCTATCATATGACTCATAATGCAAAAGTATTCTATTATGAAGGTAAACATTATGTTGGAGTAAAGGTTGCTGGATTAGATGATTGGTATGATGCAAGATATTTTACTTCATTGGCACTAACAGAACAGATAGATAATCCATTTAAGATTATATTAAAAGATCCACCTTTAGAATTGCCAGAAAGAGGAACAGTAGAGTATATGCAATTATTTAAAGAAACAGGTGGAACTTGTATTGTGCAAGATAATAAGGGTTTATATTCTGATCAATTTGATTATTTTAAGTACATAGAAGTTACAAGAAAACCTGAAGAGTATCCTAAGTGGTTTACTGAAATGCTCAAACCATCAACTGCAAAACCTAGAAAGAAATGACAACACAAACAGAAAAACTTATAGATCAAATTACTGAATTGGCAGAACAATTAGGTGGTGAGGTTGCACAACTTACTTGTTATGATGCTAAAAATCAGTGGAAGAAACTAACAATAGAATATGATCGTGAGGCAAAATCTTAATGACGATTTGGCAAGATTATATTGATGCACTCTTTGATGCCTTCCCTCAGTTAAAGATAACTGAAGAGTGGGCAAGGTGGGAGAATAAGGATGCTAAGTTAATAGCAAACATCCGAACAGGTAAGCACTTCCTAAAGGCAAGAGAAGCACACATAACAGATCCAAACGCTGACATATACAATACCATACTCTATCCTAAAACAGGGGCAGACCTGCCTTGTTTT